TTGGTCCTGAGTATTCTGATAATGCTCTTGAGCCAACTCAACTGGATACACTCTACCAAGAAGACAAGGTTAGAATCCTTCGTTACTACGGATTAGTACCTCGTGAATATCTCGACCAACTGGAAAACGATGGCAAGGAAGTAGCAGACCTCTTCCCAGATGACAGTGATGCTGACCAGTATAGCGACTTGGTAGAGGCTGTGGTTGTTATTGCTAATAACCAGTACCTGCTCAAGGCAGAAGCTAATCCGTACATGATGAAGGACCGCCCTATCGTCACCTACGCACCTGAGAAGGTCCCTGGTCGTATCGTTGGCATCGGCACGGTAGAGAAAGGCTACAATATGCAGAAGGCTATTGATGCCCAGCTCCGTAGTCACCTTGACTCTTTGGCCTTGACCACTGCTCCTATGATGGCTGCAGATGCTACACGCCTACCTCGTGGTGTCAACTATAAGGTCCAGCCTGGAAAGACACTGCTTACTAACGGCAATCCTAACGAGATTCTGTTTCCGTTTAAGTTTGGCTCCACTGACGCAGGCAACATCCAGACCGCTGAACGGTTTGAGACCATGTTACTGCAAGCCACAGGTACTCTGGATAGCCAAGCCATGACTCGTGCAGTTGCTTCAGGCGAGGCTGGTGGTGCTTCTATGTCTCTGGCTATGTCTTCTATCATCAAGAAGAACAAACAGGCACTGATGAACTTCCAAGATGACTTCCTAATCCCTCTGATTAAGAAGGTTGCAGTGCGGTATATGCAGTATGACCCAGAGCGTTATCCTAGCAGAGACTTTACCTTTGTCCCTGCCTCTACTTTGGGCATGGTTGCTAGGGAGTACGAGCAACAGCAGTTCATTGGCCTACTGCAAACCCTTGGTCCTGATAGTCCTGTACTGCCTTTGGTCCTAAAAGGCATCATCAAAGGCTCCAGTCTGTCCAACAAGGAGGAGTTAGTAACTGCTCTGGACCAGATGAACCAGCCTGACCCAGCCCAACAGCAGATGGTACAGATGCAACAGGAGGCTCAGATAGCCCTTCTACAGGCTCAGATTGCTGAACTGCAGGGTAGAGCACAGGAGAGCCAAGCAAACGCCCAGGAAAGCCTTGCAAAGGCTCAGAAGACCAGTGTTGAGGCCCAACTGATGCCTGAGAAGATGCGAGTAGACATTATTCAGGCTTCAGCCACTAACCTAAACAACCAGACCACTGACGATTTTGAGCGAAGACTCAAGGTTGCAGACCTAGTTTTGAAGGATAGAGAGCTAAAAACCAAGGAAAACATCGTAGAAGCACAGATGAAGACGAAAGTCCAGTAAAAAACTTGACAAAATCATAAAAGTGTGGTATAATTAATACACTGTTGTAGAAATACAACACAGTCCTAATAAGGAGAAACTGTGGATAAAGAGTTACAAGCCTATTACGAGGCTAGGTTCGACATGATGGCATCCAAGGGATGGCAAGACCTGATCGAAGACCTACGCAAGATTGAAGAAGTATCAAAGGATTTAGACAGATGTAACGGCATAGAGGACTTGTACTATGCCAAGGGACAGTTAGACATCCTTAACTTCATGTTTAAACTCAAAGAAGCGTCCGAAGATGCTTATGAGGAGTTACAACGATGAAGCGGATATTTGAATTTAGGTGTGTGAAAGACCACACCAGTGAGAAATTTGTTGATGATGAGGTTCGCTCTATTGAGTGTCCACATTGTCACAATGAAGCCTCTCGTATTATCTCGTCACCCCGCTTTGTGTTGGAGGGCATCACAGGTGCGTTTCCGACAGCACATGATGCGTGGGCTAGAAAACATGAGGAGGCAGCAAGAGCCTATCAAAAGAAAAGCGAAAAGAATAGCTGATCCGATGGGTATTTTAATTTCCTAGAATCCATTGTGGACAGGAGGATAATGTGGCAGAAATAATCGAAACGCAAGAAGAAGAGTTTGAAGCAGCAGATATCAATCAGGTAGAAGAGACTCAAGTAGAGCAAACTCAAGAACCTGTAGCACAGGAAGAGGTACAGCAGGAAACTGTTGAAGACCTTCCACCCAAGTACAAGGGCAAGAGTCTTGATGAAATTATCAAGATGCACCAAGAGGCTGAGAAGCTAATTGGTAGACAAGCCCAAGAAGTTGGGGAAGTGCGTAAGCTAGCTGATGAACTCATTAAGCGACAACTCGACTCCAAGAAGGAAGAAGTTCCTGCCGCAAAAGAAGACGAGATCGACTTCTTCGAAGATCCGAAGAAAGCTGTAAGTAAGGCTGTAGAGCAACATCCTGCTATTTTAGAAGCCAAGCAACAAGCACAGTTTCTAAAACAGCAACAGACATTTACAAAGTTACAACAGAACTTCCCAGACTTTCAGCAGACAGTTGCTGATCCTGCGTTTGCAGAGTGGGTCAAGGCTTCACCAGTTCGTATGCGGTTGTATGCTGCGGCTGATGCAGAGTTTGACTACGATTCAGCGGCAGAACTGTTAGGCAGTTGGAGTTATGTTAAACCTAAAGCGTCTGTTCAGGCTGCAGTTCCGTCACAGGAGGCTAAAGCCGCACAGAAGGCTGCTATCAAGGCAGCAACTGTTGATGTTGGTTCTAACGCATCCTCGCCTACATCTTCTAAGATTTATCGAAGGGCTGACTTAATCCGACTACAATTGGAAGACCCTGACCGCTACTACCAGTTGCAAGATGAAATTCTAGCAGCTTATGCAGAGGGAAGAGTCAAATAACTTAACTTAATTTAGGAGATTTAAAATGCCTTTGGGTACTAATAATGTAACAACGACAACCGCAGCAAAGTTTATTCCTGAGATTTGGAGTGACGAGATTGTTGCTGCATATAAGAAGTCACTGGTTCTCGCTAACCTCGTGAACAAGATGAACTTCAAGGGTAAGAAAGGTGACACCGTTCACATTCCTAAGCCCACTCGTGGCACTGCTTCTGCTAAGGTTGCTAGCTCTCAGGTTACTCTGATTGCTGCTACTGAAGACGAAGTAATCGTCAACATCGATAAGCACTATGAGTACAGCCGACTGATCGAAGACATCGTGACCGTTCAGGCACTGCCTTCGCTTCGCCGTTTCTACACGGATGACGCTGGCTACTCGCTCGGTGTGCAGGTTGACACTGACATCTGGTCGCTCTTTAAGTCGATTGGCGATGGCGATGGCTCGGACTACACCAACAGCCGTACCTTCACCTTTACCGATTCCACTGGCGCATTGATCGCTTATGACGGTTCTGTGTCCAGCACGGAAGGTAAGTTTGGTGATGTTGGCTTCCGTCAGGCTATTCAGTATCTGGACGATGCTGATGTTCCGATGGATGGTCGTTCCTTTGTTATCCCGCCCGTACTGCGTAACGCTTTGATGGGTACTGACCGTTACACCGAGCAAGCCTTTACTGGTGAGTCCGGCGCTGCTAACACCATCCGCAATGGTCGTGTTGGTAACCTGTACGGTATCGAAGTGTACATCTCCAGCAACGCACCGACTCCTGAGTCTGGCAAGCGTCTGGCTGGTCTCTTCCATCGTGATGCCTTCACGCTGGTTGAGCAGATGGGTGTTCGCTCACAGACCCAGTACAAGCAAGAGTGGCTTGCTGACCTGATGACCGCTGACACGCTGTACGGTGTTAAGACGATTCGTCCTGATTCAGCAGTTGCCTTGGTTGTGGACTGATCAATAGCTTAGTGCTCTAATAGCACAACGGCTTCTCCCCAGGCTCACAAGGTCTGGGGAGTTTTACTAAGTAAATTTACTAAGTTTACTGAGTAAAACTACAAGAAAACAGTTATGATAAAACATTGTTGGGTTTGTAAAGAGAATAAAGAAATATCTTTATTTGGAGTTAACAAAAGTAAATCTACAGGTTTTGCCTCAGAATGTAAAGAATGTAAGCGTATTAAAGATAGAGAATATGCTGCTAAGAATAGAGAAAAAGCAAAACAAAGAACAAAAGAGTGGTACGATAAAAATAAAGAATACGCAAAACAAAAATTTAAAGAGTATGGTAAAAAGTGGCGCACAGAAAATAAAGATTTAAATTGCGCAAAGAGCACTAAAAGAAGGGCTGACTCATTACAAGCAACACCTAAGTGGTTAAGTAAAGAACAGTTTAACGAAATAAAAAGTATTTACAGTAGCGCCAAAGAATTACAAAAAGTTTTTCCTTGGAAGCAACATGTTGATCATATAGTTCCGCTAAAAGGAAAAGATGTCTGTGGTTTACATGTTCCTTGGAATTTACAGATTTTAAGAGCAGAAGCAAATATATCTAAAGGAAACAAAATTGTTTGCCTATAGTCCGTTTAACAAGTATGCAAAATGTGCTATCTATCGTGGTCCTGGTGGCCCAGGTGACGCAACAGCAGATGCAGCCAACGCTGCACAGTTAGCGCAGACATACGCAAGTAATGCCGCTAACAGCGCCGCTGCTGCAGCACAGTCTGCTCAAAGCACGATTGACTTTACATCTGATTTGGATGTAGCAGTTTCATCGTTACCTGCTGGCTCCACTCCTACTGTATCTTATAACTCAACTACTGTATCTTTGTCCTTTGGTATTCCTGACGGTACTACAGGACCCACTGGTCCAACAGGCCCAACTGGTGCAACTGGTATAGCAGGACCCACTGGCCCTACTGGACCTACAGGCAGCACAGGACCTTCAGGACCTCCTGGACCAACTGGTCCAACTGGACCTACAGGACCGACTGGTCCACAGGGCTTGCAAGGTGATACAGGACCTACGGGACCCACTGGCCCTACTGGCCCGACAGGATTACAAGGTGATGCTGGCCCACCTGGGCCTACTGGTCCAACTGGATTAACTGGTCCTACAGGCCCAACAGGTCCTCAAGGATTACAGGGAGACCCTGGTCCAACTGGCCCCACTGGACCAACTGGTGCAACAGGTCCGTCTGGTCCTCCTGGGCCTACTGGTCCTACAGGTTTAACAGGTGACACAGGTCCTACTGGACCAACTGGACCGACAGGCTCTCCTGGCCCTACAGGTCCTACTGGACCGACTGGTCCAACTGGTCCCACTGGACCCACAGGTCCTGGTGTAGCTGTTGGTGGAACTACTGGACAGTATCTTAAAAAGGCTTCTAACACTGATTATGACACCACATGGGATACTCCTACTGGTGGTCAGTTTGAAGGCTCTGCGGCTAACAAAGCAATCTTCTGGAATGCTCAATCAATCGGTGAGAACATTACTATCGTGAGCACACACAACGCTGGTTCTATTGGACCAATTACTATTAACTCTGGATATGCAGTCACTGTTGAGAGTGGCGCAGTATGGATGGTGCTATGAGCGTAATCATTAACGGTACAACGGGAATCTCAGGCGTAGACGGGTCTGCATCTACCCCAGCAGTTCAAGGTGCGGATACAAATACTGGGGTCTTTTTTGGTACGGATACCGTCACCATCGCCACGGGTGGAACAGCCGCAGTCACCGTAGATTCAGGTCAGCGAACTAAGTTTCCAACCACTATTGGTGTAGGTAATGCTACACCATCAACTTCAGGCTCAGGAATAACTTTTCCTGCTTCTCAATCCGCATCAACTGACGCAAATACATTAGATGACTATGAGGAAGGAACTTGGACACCGACATTTTTTGGTTCCTCAAGTGCGGGAACAACTACATACAATAGTCGGGCAGG